AAAATGCGTCTGCTTGATTTTTTTAGCCATTTGACCTCCTTAAGGGGAGATTAGCTCATGTAGTAACTCGTGCTGCACTAGAAAGACATGAGCCCGGATAGCTTCCTCTTTGGTCTCATACTGCCCAACTACATTGCTGGGACCATTCTTTTCGAAAACGCAAGTCTCAAAAGGATAAGTTGCTGAGTTGAAGTAAGCATTATATTTTGGCAACTCCACAGTGCTAATCTCAGTACCATTGGGCAATACCGTCAATACCTGCCAATTGGGCTTAGCCATGTCCATCTTCATCTCCTCATAATGTATAGTAGCACAGATTTAGGCAGCGTCAACCCTTTTTAATCTGGGTATATACAGCCTTTCCAAGCTAATGATTCTTTACCGGTTCGACCACGCACTAACCAATATTTCTCGCCCATGTCTTTTACAACCGTTGCTCTAACAAGGTTGCATCCATGTTTTGGCCAGCGGATCTCTTCGCCAATCTCATACTTTGGAAATATCGACCAACCAGTGATCTTGCCATCCCAATCTCTGTGAGTGTATTTTTGCATCTTGCGTTTTTGCTTTTGCATAGGTAAGTCTCCTTACTTGATAGTTTTGGTGTAGATAAGCAGTAGTGCAAGCCCAATGGCAAAGTAGAAGTTAGTGCCAATGCCAACGAGTATGGTACCTACTACGAGGAAGAAAAGTTCAACAGCGATCTCAGCGAGCACGTCTTTGAAGTCTGGTTTCATTTGCTTGGTTCTCATTCCCTATAATACATAGTAGCATGAGCTAGGTATCTGTCAACCGTTTATGCTTCCTCGATAAAGTAAAAGTCATACTCTACCATGGAGTCGTCTGACAGCTGATACTCAGAGATAGCCTGCTCGGCATCCTCGTAAGTAAACGCATAAGCAAGAACATCAGCTATGGAACGATCGTCATACATAGCGCCTAAAACAGTGAACTTAGCCATGTGCTGCTCCTCAGTTTCTATAATACATAATAGCATGGGACAGGGATCTGTCAACTCTTTTTGATGTGCTTTTCTTTGCGGGTATAGGCACCTTTGCCCTTGATTGCTTTCAAAACCCGCTTGCGAAACAAGGGGTTAGCGAGTGCTTTTGCGTATGGATTCTTGCTCATTTTTAACCCCTTTCTCTCTAACATTACCTAAGTATATACCCAAAACAGGTTCAGTCAACCTCAGATTTGTAACAAAATGTTACAAAAAATTATTGAATTTATTACAATTTTCCTGGCATTTTGTTGTCTTTTTGGGTTGACGATATGGGTATCGGTGCTATTATGTATTATAGGGAATGAGGAGAGCACTAATGCTTTACAATGACAGCAACATTAGCGACCCCAAAGTTGGCGGTGTGCGTATTGGTGATCGTGTTCGTTGGACCAGTGCTGCTGGTGTGCTGCGTGGTGAGGTTGTTAATATGTGTTTTGCTCTTAACAGTGCTGGCAACTTAGTTCCTTGGATTGATATTCAGTATACTAACTTTCGTGGTCTTTTAAAGACTATTCGACTCTGTGGCAGCGATGACCATCTTAAGATGCTCCGTTTCCGTGTTAACTTCCGTGATAAGGAGGTTGCGTAATGGATTATGCTAAGAACGATATGTGTCACACTATTGAAACCTATGCTAAACGCAAAGGGTTTTCAGATATCCGCTGCTATGTCGTTACCTTAAAGGATAGTGTTAAAGAGTATGCCATCTGTGATGATACAGAATGGCTCTATGGTAGTCAGAGTTCTGAGGCTATCGCAGTCCATATCGACATGATGAAACTGACAAGGAGCAAATAATGTCTACTGCTGACCTGTTTATCCTCTTTGGGCCCTTCCTAGTTCTTGTAGCGGGAATGATCCTTGCTTTTGGTATACATCACTTTAACTACGTTAGGAGCAATCATGACTGACAAGACCTTTACCTTTACGATCGAACAGATCAAAGAAATCTACAGTGCTGGTATTAGGCGTAAAGAGAATCAGCAATGTGCCTACGATTGGGACACTCGTGCTGGCGGCGGTGAATATGACGAATGTGTAGAGGCTATCCACGACATCGTGAATGAGGGTAAGCAGTGGGGTGCTCCTGATTATACCGAGTGGGGCACCGTTGAGAATTGGTTCAAAGAGACCAAGTGATGCTATATGTCCTGATCGTCGTAACCAATGTCTATAATGGCGTCACAGTCAGCAAACAGGAATACAGGGCTAAGGATGCCTGTGAGGTCGCTGCTATCGTCGTTCAAGAGATGGCCAAGGATGTTAAGGGTTGGATAACCAGTACCAACGTCCAAACCCGTTGCCTTATAAAATAATTCAATTGACAACGGCTATATAGGCTGTATGCTAATCATATAGGAGATCTGCTATGGCTGAAGTAAAAGTAAAACCCACTGTGAAAAAGTCCTTGCTTAAGGCAGCACCAAAGAAGAAGACTGTTACTCGCACTCCTCGCTTCTTGGATGAGAAGTTTACAGGTCCTGAGCCTAAGTGGGCGGGTTGTGAATCCTGGGATGATGACAAGATTGGCCGCAACTGGTGGGCTGGTATCCACTATTACAACTACCACAACACCTGCGGTGATCTCTTAAAGTATGTTAGCCAGTATGGTACCAGCAAGTGTAACTGGACCAAGCAAGATGTCCAGGCCTTCAATGAGGTCGAAGAGTGGCGTGTGGGTTTTACACTGGGCAAGATCTGCAAGATGCTGATGATGGGTGCTCCTCTTCGTGCAGCTACAAAGGAATGGGTTGACGCAGAGTTTGCTAAGATACTGACTCTTGGACATGAGCGTTTGGCTGCTAAGAAGGCAGCTGACAAGGGTAATGTCGTTAAGCTGACGATCCAAGATCGTATGCGTGAAAAGTTTCACGATATCATTGGTGAGATTGAAGAGTGGTATGACAACTGGGACCAAGGCAAGGAAGTGCCTGATATGGTCACTTGGTTCCGCACCACTAATGTTCCACAGCAGTTCGTTAATCAGATCGCCGAAGTGTTTACTCCCCGTATGGAAGAACTTCTTGCTGCTAAGAGCAAAACTGCTGATGAGCAGTTGAAGGAAGGTTACCGTCATATTGACAAAGCCAAGCTTAAACACCTCAGTGAGTTCTACAGCAAGCTGACTGACGCTCTTGAGACTTATGGTGCTGTTAAGAAGGCAGTGCGTAAGGCTCGGGTCAAGAAGGCTCCTTCCAGAGAGAAGATGGTCAGTAAGGTCAAGTATTGTGTACAGAACACAGAGCTTAATCTTGTCAGCGTCAATCCTGTAGACATCATGGGTGCAAAAGAGTTGTGGATCTACAACATCAAGACACGCAAGATGGGCAAGTATGTTGCTGCCACAGATGCTGGGCAGTTGGGTATTAAGGGCAGTACAATTCTTGGCTACGATAATAAAAAGTCTGTTGCTAAGACACTGCGTAAGCCTGCTGACCAGCTAAAACAATTTACCAATAGCGGCAAGATTGCTTTGAGGACCTTCCTTGAGGATATTAAGGCAGTGCCTGTAGAGTTGAATGGCAGGTTATCAGCAGATATTGTTCTGCTTAAAGCGATTAAGTAACATGACTAAAATTATTCTAGAATCGACTAATATAAACTCAATTATCAAGTTGTTCGAACAATACGAACAAGGGTCAGTGAATCAAAGTAAAATTACAACACCAAGTCGAAGTAGATCAAAATATTGTGCGCCTTCTCATAGTTTTTACAATTATATGTGTTGCACTGACTTTGGATGGGTATATGCGGATTATATCGATTATGATAATTCACAAGCTGAATTACATTTAATAGACAAAGACATGGCTACAATTTTCATCATGTCAAATCTTGATAAAATTTTAGAAATACACAACTAAATAATTTTTTTTTAATAAGTATTGATGTGATCAACATCAATGGTATAAAACATTTACACATAGAGTTTAGCACTTTATGTAATAGTCGTTGTCCATTATGTCCTAGAAATTCCAACGGATATCCATTTAACAACGGGTATAAAGAAACTAATCTATCATTAAGTTTAGTTGAAAAAGCCTTCTCACCAAAATTTATAAGCCAGCTTAAGCAGGGTATACTAGTCAATGGTAATTTTGGTGATTTTGTAATGAACTCAGAATCATTGGATATTCTGTCTTACTTTAGAAGCCATCATTCGAATATTAATATTAAAATAAGTACTAACGGCAGTGCTAGAAATTATGATTTCTGGACTGATTTAGCAAAACTAGCAACCAGTGTTGAGTTTTGTTTAGATGGACTTGAAGATACTCATTCTCTCTATCGCATAGATACTGACTATCACAAAATATTATCTAATGCCAATGCTTTTATGCAGGCAGGCGGCAATGCAGTTTGGAAGATGATAAAGTTTGATTATAATCAGCACCAGATCGACACTTGTCGAGAACTTTCAAATAAATTAGGTTTCAATTCATTTATTCTTAGTGATCATGGTCGAGATACTGGACCTGTATATGATAGGAAAGGACAATTTCTATACAATATCGGCCAACCAAAAATGACCTTTGAAAAACAAAAAACAGTGCATATATTAATGAAATTTAGGAAAGAGTTCAAAAAATTTATTTTACCAAAAATATACAATACATCAATTGAGCCTTCTTGTTTAGCAAAAAAAAAGAACAGCATCTATGTAAGTGCTGAAGGAAAAGTATATCCTTGCTGCTGGCTTGGACACTCTCCGGAAACTTATGATTATGAATTGATAGGATTTACAAACAAACAAATTCGTCCGCTAATTGAAAAAAATGATTTAAATCTATACGATTTAGAAACTTGTCTATCTTGGTTTAGTAAAGTAGAAGAATCCTGGAAGAAAGATAGTTACGAAGAGGGTAGAGTCATGAGATGTGATGTCAGTTGTGGCACCTGCACTAATAAATAATGTGCGATGACCACTTTACAAGAAGCCAAAAACGAAGTATTTGATTATGTCCGTTTCAGTTTAGGTGACGGTATGATGGATGTGGAATTAGATCCATTTCATTATGAGCAAGCTATCAAACAATCACTTAGTAGATTTAGACAGCGTAGTAGCAACTCAGTTGAGGAAAGCTATAGCTTCTTAGAACTACAAAAGGATACTAATGTCTACACACTGCCAAAAGAAGTTATCAGTGTGCGTAATTGTTATAAGAGAAATATTGGATCTAACAGTGGTACTGCAAGTCAGTATGAACCATTCGAAGCAGGCTTTGTTAACTTCTATATGATCCAAAGTGGTCGTGTAGGAGGTCTTGCCACTTATGCTTTCTATAGCATGTTCCTTAAAGAAGCTGCTAAGATGTTTGGTGGATTCTTAAACTTTAGTTTCAATACAGTATCCAAGCAATTAACTATAATGCGTCGCCCTCGTGCAGATAAAGAAACTATTTTGCTTTGGACTGAAAACTATAAGCCAGATCTTACTATCTTGCAAGACACATATAGTAGTCCGTGGATACGTGAATACACTCTTGCATTGTGTATGCGTAGCTTAGGGCAAGCTCGTGGTAAGTTTGCTAGTTTGCCAGGCCCTGGTGGCGGTACACAGCTTAATGGTACTCAACTGTTAACAGATAGTCAAGCAATGATCGACAGGCTAGAGCTTGAGATCACAAACTTCATGGCTGGCGAGACTCCAGCATGGTTTGTTATTGGATAATTAGTTTTTTTCTGTTATATTATCTACATGCTAGTAGGAATCATCGGACTTATTAACTCGGGCAAGAGCACAATTGCCAACATACTTGTGGAAGATTATGGCTTCATTAAAGTATCATTTGCTGACAGTCTCAAGGACTCTGTGTCAGCTATATTTGGTTGGGATAGACAACTCCTGCAGGGCGATACAGAAGCGAGCCGTCTGTGGCGAGAACAAGTAGACACATATTGGTCTAATGTCATGCAACATCCTGTAACGCCCAGATGGGTTCTACAGCATATTGGCACAGATGTTATGCGTGATCACTTCCATAAAAATATCTGGGTTCATAGTCTTATGAAGAGAGCAAACGATCCTTCTAAAAATTATGTTATCAGTGATGTACGTTTTCGAAATGAAGTTGATGTAATTCTAAGCCAACAGGGTGCAATTTGGGAAGTTCAGCGACCGCCATTGCCTAAATGGTACAGTGAACAGTTTAGTGACTATGAAGAACTTAGACTGTATATGACAGTATATCATCCTGAGATTCACAGTAGCGAATGGGAATGGAGACTCGTAAAACGTAATCATATTATTCGTAATGTTGGATCTTTACAGGATCTTAAAAACAAAGTCTCAGCAATTATATCCCACTAGAACCTCTGCAAATACCCTAGTTTTATCACTATCCGCTAAATATTACTAACCTACTAGAGGATGTGATAAACATGGCAAACAATTTAGTTTCACCTGGTGTTCAAGTTACAGTTATTGATGAGAGCAATTATGCTCCCACTGCTGTAGGAACCACACCATTCATTATAATGGCAACTGCCCAAGATAAAACTAACAATTCTGGAACATTAGCAACTGGAACCACTAAAGCAAACGCTGGCAAGATCTTTAACATTGGTGACCAGCGTTCACTTGTTAGCCAATTTGGTATGCCAAACTTCCCTTCAGATGCAAGCGGCAACAGAATTTATGGTAGCGAACTTGCTGAATATGGACTACATGCTGCATATAATGTATTAGATACCATTAGCAGTGCATATGTTATGCGAGCTGATATTAACTTAAATGAGTTAGGAGCAGCACAGGTTCGACCAACTCAATCAGCTCATGGTGGAGTTTTATGGTTAGATTCTGCTATTACATCTTGGGGTATATTTCAGTGGGATGCTGCTAGTCAACAGTTTGCCAGAAAAACTCCTATGTACTTAACCACAGATACAAACCTTATGATGAACGAGCCAAAGCCAAGTTTTGGAAAGATTGGCGATTATGCTATTGTTGGTACAGTTCCTACTAATCCATTATACTATAAGGATTGGTCTGGTACTTGGCAGCTAGTAGGTAGTTCAAATTGGAAAAAATCTGTTCCAACACTTCAAGCAGCAAATGCAAATGTTACATCTATCACTCCAGGTAACAAGATTAATATTAATGGTGTAGAAATTACTGCTGGCGCAGCCACTGACATTGCATTAAAGAATGTTATTAATTCAACTACAGCACTAACTTCAAAAGGTGTTCGTGCTGAAATCCTAAGCAACAAGTTGGCGCTATTCGCTGATGATACAGCAATGAGCAATGGCATAGCCGTTGACGGTAAGATTGCAATCGCTAATGTTTCATCATATCACATGTTAACTGCTCTTGGTATTCAGGCGGGCACATATAGCAACCCTGAAGTTCAATTTAGCAAGCATAGTAATGTTCCAGCATGGAAAACTGCTCAATCTAATAAACGCCCAAGCGGCAGCATTTGGATTAAGACTACCAACTTCAACTATGGAGCAAACATTGCAACTTATCGTCGTAATGCTGTAACTTCTTCTTGGGATCTTATTCCTTGCTTACTGTTTGCAGATGATGCAGATGCATTGTATAATCTAGATCCTACTAGAGGCGGTTTAAATATTGCTCCAAATACCTTGTATTGTCAGTATGGCGTTGACTTAGATGGATCTGTAACTTATCAGGTTAAGACACGCACATCATCCGGTACTACAAAAGTTGTAGGCAACATGTCTAATCCAATATTAACCGCAGCTGACTCATTTGACATTCAAGTAAGCATCACCGGATCAAATATGTTAACTATGCCTGTGACTATTGTTGTTGGTGATAGTATTAATGGCACACCAACTGCTGCTACGGTAGCCGGTGTTCAGCAGTTAATTTCATATAACAATATTCCAAATATTACTGCTGGTGTTGACAGTGCAGGTCACTTAACACTAGCTCATGCTACTGGCGGTGTTATTGCACTAACAGAAAATCACAATACTCCATTAGCAGACATGGGTATTAGTGGAAATGAAGTTATGGGAACAATGTACTTTAGTAACTGGGCAGCTCCTGATACTATCCTTCAGCAAAACAGAGAGCCTACTGCTATTCCAAATAATGGAACACTTTGGTTCTACAGCGGTGTTACCGAAGCAGACATTTTAATTAACGTAAACAATAGTTGGATGGGTTATCAAAATGTTGATAGCGCAATTAAAGATGTTAGAGGTTATGATTTATCCGTAACAGATCCAATGGGTCCAATCTTTAGTTATACTAAGCCTACTATGCAAAGTGATGGATCTCCATTAGCTCATGGTGATCTATGGATTGATACTAGTAACATGGAAAACTATCCTGTAATTTGGCGTTGGGAAGTAGTTAACGCAACAGATACTTGGGTGCAGATTGATACAAAAGACTCAACTACCACTGAAGGTATTGTGTTTGCTGATGCACGTTGGGACACAAATGGAACTAGTGATATTTTCTTAAATGACATTGTTCCAATTACTAATCTATTAGTAAGTGACTATGTTGATTTAGATTGTCCAAATCCAGATCTATATCCAAATGGTTGTTTGCTATTCAATACACGTCGTAGCAGTAACAATATTAAGAAGTATATTCGTAATTACTTCAATGTTAATGCTTTCCCACAGATGCAGATGCCACTAGTCACTGATACTTGGCAGACTGCTAGCGGTAAGAAGTGGAACAATGTTCCTTACTTTGGACGTCAGGCACAGCGTAATGTTATTGTAAGTGCAATGGAACAAGCAGTAACTAACAGTGCAGAACTACGTGAAGAAGGTAAGAACTTTAATCTTCTTGTAGCTCCTGGCTATACAGAACTACTTGGTACACTAAAGACTCTTAATGATGATAGACGCAACACTGGCTTTATTATCGGTGAAGTTCCAATGGGACTTTCAACTGATCAAACTACTGTAGAGAAGTATCTAACAGATGCTACAACTGCTGGTATTACAACAGAAGATGGTCTTGTAAACCATGATTCTTATACTGCTGTGTTTTATCCAGGTGCTGCAACAATGAGTGCATTAACTGGAACAGGTAGCATTGTAGTTCCAACTTCAACTGTGATGCTAAAGACTATGGTTCGCAGTGATCAGTTAAGTGATGTTTGGTTCGCTCCTGCAGGTAATGCTCGTGGTGTTCTAGATTGTTTATCAATTGGATATGTAAATCGTTCAAATCGTAATAGCTTTACATCAACAGGAACTCCACAGGGTCTACGTGATCTATTGTATACACACAGCGTTAACCCACTTGTTTACTTCCCACAAGTTGGATTAATTAATTACGGAAACCACACGCGTCAAAGTGATGCAACTGCACTTGATCGTATTAACGTAGCACGTCTTGTAGCTTACCTACGTGGTCGTTTAGAGCAGATTGTTCGTCCATTGGTATTTGAACCAAATGACAAAATTACACGTGATAAGGCAAAGGCAATTGTTGATCAGTTACTAAATGATGTTGCAACACGTCGTGGTGTATATGACTTCTTAGTAGTATGCGATAGAAGTAATAACACTAATGCAACCATTGATCGTAATGAATTACATATTGATATTGCAATTGAACCAGTTAAGTCAGTTGAGTTTATCTATATCCCAGTTAGAATTAAGGCAACTGGTCAGATTAAGGGCGGCAATATTGCTCCTGCGCTACCACTAGCTTAATTAGAATAATAAAAGAGGCTCGCAAGAGCCTCTTTTCACGACTACAGGGCTTGATAAAAACCTAGCCAAGAACTATAAATACTTACAGCAGGAGACTACCGATGGCAGTTGCATCTTTAACTAAAATGACTGTACCACTGAATACTGATCAGAGCAACAATGCTCAGGGCTTACTGATGCCTAAGCTAAAGTATCGCTTCAGAGTTACATTCTTGAATTTTGGCGTATCAAATCCTTCAACTGAGCTTTCAAAGCAGGTAATGGATTTTACTCGTCCAAACTTAAATTTTAATCCTATTACAATTGAAGTTTATAACAGTAAAATGTATCTTCAGGGCAAGCCAGAATGGAAACCAATTACAGTTAACTTTCGTGATGATGTTAATGGCAATGTATCAAAGTTGATTGGTGAACAGATTCAGAAGCAGTTTGACTTTGCTGAACAAGCAAGTGCATTCAGTGGCATTGATTATAAATTCCAAACTATTTTTGAAGTTCTAGACGGTGGTAATGGTGCAATTGCTCCAAAAGTTCTTGAAACTTGGGAAATGTATGGTTGTTTTATTAGTGAAGTTAACTATGGCAGTTTTGATTATAAAGAAAATGATCCTGCTACTATTCAGCTTCAACTTAAGTATGATAATGCATTGCAGACTCCACTTGGTGCAGGTGTTGGAACAACTGTTCCTCGTCCAATTGGCCGTAATGCTGCTGCAACTGGATAAGGATTAATAATGGCTACTAGTGGCCAAGGTATTTGGGCACCATTTGGATCTGGTGGATCTGTGCGGGATTATACACATGCCGCACAGATTTTTCGTACCAATGACTTTGCTCGTGCTCCTAAAAGCAAATATCTATTCTATGTATCCTTTATCTTAAATCCAAACGCAAGTGCCAATGGTATTAGTTCTCCTCAACCCATTGGTGATAACGAATTAAGTTATCTTGTTAAAACAGTTGATCTTCCTAGATTTGATATTGATGTAGCAGATTTAAACCAATATAACAAAAAAGTTATTATTCAACGCAGTATTAGATATAGTCCTATTACTATTAAATTTCACGACGATAATACTGGTAGCCTCAGAGCATTTTGGGCCAACTATTACGGATATTATTATAATGATGGTCGTGCAGGTGTTGATTATAGCATAGATGACAAGTATAATGTCAGAAGACAATCTCGTTGGGGATTTGATACAAACAGTTCTGCTCCTTATCTCAGTGCTATTGAAATCTATAGCATGTATCATAGTGAAGCACAACTAATTACACTACAAAATCCTGTTATTAGTCAATTTACACATGATAGTCACGATTACTCCGAAGGAACAGGATCACTAGAAGCAACTATGCAAATACACTATACTGGTGTAACATATGAAAATGGCATAGATGCTCAAAACGAAATTCCTGGATTTGGTCAAGCTGCTCCAGAGACATATGATACTGAGTTTAGTGATCTACAAGGTCTTAATTTTGGATTGCAGGTTAACAGACAAACAGGTCAATTATTCAATCCATTAGCTAGTGTAGTTTCAAATGTTATCTCATCAGTTGTTAATCCAAAATTAAATCAGCAGACATATGCTTATAATAACTATAATCCAACTTCTCCCAACTATGTAACTAATCAGCAGGTTTCGTCAGTGTTACGAAATGCAGCAACTTCTCCTATTAATGCAGGATATAGATTCCCAACAGCTAATATACAAAATGTTGTATTTGAAGATTGGGGTGCAGTAGCAGGCGGCAACGGGTTAGCATCAAGTGACGGAAATCTTGTAAATTCACCCGGGCAAAACAATTCATTATACGATCCAGGCAGTTGGCAACAAAGTCTCTATAGCAAAGGTTATCAACCTAACCAAATTGCAGATGCATTTCAGTATATACAAAGTCAAGGTACTGGAGGATTTGGTGCTGGAACTAATTATCAACAAATTGCTGAACTTTATCTAAATAATTCTTCCCAGTTAGACGAACAAAATGTACCAACGTATGGTCATCCTAG